CCTATTTTCCTTCTTCCAGGAAAAGTGCTAAGTGCTTGATACCCAGACGGTTAGCCCTCCTCTTTCCTTCCTCCAGGAAAGGCCTTCCCTACTAAGTGCTTGATACAGAGCACTCTAAGCCCTAAGCCTCCTGAGGTTCAGCCATTTAGCTTTTTGTTCAAATACTGAAATGCGTTGAGCTTTTAGCGATTTGCCGGGATGCAGGCGGCTCGCGCGCCGGTCTATCGTCAGACCGATGAGGTCACCGACAGCGCGCGAGCCGACGTCACGGCTGCTAGTCCATCCAGCATTTAGCGTAGCTGTCTGCTTGTTCGGCTAGCTTGAGGCTGTCCGCCTTCAGCTGCTCGCAGCACTCATCAAGGTGGGTGCGCAGGAGTTTGATGTAGCTTGCCTTAGCCTTCTTAACGGTCTCCTCTTGCGTCTCGTCGTGTTGACGTTGAGCCTTACGGATTTTGTCCTCAACCTTAGCAGCTCGGTCAACCCAGTAGAGTACGTTGGTGAAGTCATCGAGGAGCTTCTCGCGCTCTGGCGAAGAGATGTAGCTGTTGTCATCGTTAGCACGGACATCGAGGTCCGACGAGCCTGCAGGCTTGGAGCCAGTGAAGGCCTCAAAGTGTAAAAGTTGTACTTTCATAGGTACGTTGTTTTAAACGTTTTGTGGCATTATTGCCGGTTAGCGGCTGGCGAGCCGGTCAGAGCTCGCCAGTCTGAGGGTGCGAGGGCTATGCCTCGTCTGGGTTGATACCCACTGCGATGAGCATCGCGCGGAGCTTGTCGTTCTCGGACTGCAAGTTGTCTACTTGCTTGCTGAGCTTCACACGCTCCTTCTTCTCCTTCTCTGGGAGGTCAAAGGCAGCCACTACGTTGATAGCCTGCTCAAGGTCAGCGTTGAGCTGGTCGAGGGCAGCCATAGCGTCGTCGAGCTGCTTCTGGGCCTTCTCTACGACGGCCTGACGGGTAGCCAGACGCGCCTCGTACATTGACACCACACCGGCGGCCTTCTTAGCCTCAATCTCTTCGGCTGCGTCGGCTGGGTAGTCGGCAGGGTCGCATACACGGCGAAAAAGCTTCTCCTCGCCAGTCTCTTCGTTGACCTCCAGGACTCCCTTGAAAAATACGTCTGCGCGCTTCTCGTAGTTGAGTCCAGCCTCTGTCAACTTAGGTAAACGGGTACGGATGATTACGATTGCCTTCTCAATTGTCTCTGGTGCGATAGTCATCGCGGTCATGTTGTTTGTCATGATACTAAAAGTTTTTAATAATTAGGGCACTATTGCCTTTGTACCCGGGAGACCGGTCAAAGTCTCCCGGATTAGTTAGCTTAGTAGCTAACTTGCCTCTCATACCAAGCAGCAAAAGCTGTACCTGGTATAGTCTGAAAGTTTACAACTTCAGCCATAATGCTGTCTAATTCTTCTCTAATTTCTTTAGCTGTCATAGTGCTCTCATTTATTTTGTTATACAAATATAGCAATAATTTTTCAATTTGATACTAATTTTTGCAAAAGTTACTAACAATTTTAGTCTCTAGGGCCTTCAATATAGAGGGCATCAACTTTTGCATCTATTATATCTTTGAATTGGCTGGCTGTCTGGCTGAGCCAGTCTGCAGCTCTGAGCATAGCGTCTGTTGCATCTGCCAATTTCTCTAAGTCATCAGAGTCAAAGTCATCTAATTCTAATGGCTCATAGCTAGCAATTACATTTCTAAATTTCTTTGAAAAGTCAACCAATGCTCTGTCAACTCTGTCTGTGTTTGATTTGATTAGTCTCATAGCTCTCATTTATTTTGTTATACAAATATAGCAATAATTTTCTAATTTAGTACTAATTTTTTGCAAAAGTTACTAACAAGTTACTAACAATTTGAATGTTCAATTTTTGAATTTTAGTCTGCCATACTATCTCTCTTTTGTTCTATACAAATATAATACATTTTTTTTAATTTGGTGCTCTTTTTTCTCAAAAGTTACTAACAATTTACTAACAATTTGAAGTCAAACAGGCGGCCGGGCCCTTCCCGCTAGCCGACGTCTCGCTCGCCGCAACCAGAAAAAAAAAGAGGGCTAAAAGCTGCCGGCTAAACGACTATAGGCTACACGACGAAAAGCCTGTATAGAACAGAAAGGCAAAAAGTCGGAAATTCGGTTTCCAACGCGCTCATACAGGCATTATATTTGTAAAAAGAAAAAAAGCATGAAGGAGTTAAAAAAGCGCTTACAGTCCTTAACGAAGGAGATACTCTCCGGCAAGCATACCCTTGAGGACCTTGCGGTATTAAGAGAAGAGGTGCGTACGATTAAGGAGCTTATCCTTGCGCACAAAGCATATCAAGGTTTGGACTTTGACGATGATGAGGCGAGTGAGCGCCAGCCACGAACAAGTGGCGACTTCTCGAAAGACTAGTTATGGCGTTTACAACAAAGATAAAGCTAACATCAAAACAAAACATAGCGCTAGGCCTTTTAGACGATTCTATACACGACCTCCTTCTGTTCTTAGGCGGCTCAGGCTCAGGTAAGTCCTTTGTCATCGTCTACAAGATGATACGAGACGCCCTCGTCTATAAGGCACCAGTGCTAATTGCTCGTGATAGGCTTGTTGACCTTACCCAAGGTGTTATTGACCAGATTGTGCCTGCGATACTGCAGCTAATCGCCGAAGCAAACGGGCAAGATGACTGGCGAAAATGGAAAATTGATGGCCTGAACTTCGCAACGTGGAGGGAGCGTAAAACCCAGCTCGTTTTTTGCAACGGAGGGTATATAAGGTTCGCAGGCCTATCCAAGCGAGACCGCTCTGAGAGCGGTAGTGATAAGATACTATCCCCATCGTGGTTACATATATTCGTAGATGAGGTGTCTGAGGAAGAGTGGGACACCATTGAGCTGTTGATTACACGTCTTCGATACAAAGTCGACGGAGTGAAAAACAAGCTCGCTATGGCGGAGAACCCACCGTCTATGGTACACTGGTCGTACAGACGATTCTACGAAAACAAACGTCCAGACGGTTCGACCTTGTCCCTCTCCGAGATGGGCAAGCAGATTAAGCTGGAGATGCAGCCACGAGACAACGTCGAGAACCTAGGACAGGAGTACATCGAGAACCTTTCGCACCTTACAGGTGCGAACCGAGAGCGATTCTATGAGGGTCGTTTCCAAGACAGTGCCTCAGGAGAGATACTTCGAAAGATGCGATGGACTGACAACCTGCCTAGGCCATTCGACTGGGATAAACTGATAATTTACACAGACCCTACCCCATTAACAACTAAAGAGCACTCGCCTTACGCAGATTATAAGGCGAGTGTGCTGATGGGTCTGTTCGACGAGTATTCATATGTGCTTGACGTACGACTAGTTCGTGGTTCAACACTTGATATGCTCAACAGTATAAAGCAGCTCTGGGATATGTCGCCGAACAAATCTATGACAGAGGTGCGAATGGAGAAGAAGGGTGTGCCTAGCGACTTTAATCAGGTGCTTGCGGCTTTTTCGGCTAGTACTGGATGGAGTGTTCCCATTATATGGGACACTCGTCAGTTCGGTGATAAGAAAGCTGCAATTGAGACTTTTCTTCAGCCTGTATTTGAGAATGAGAAAATACTGTTTAATGAAGCGTTTAGAGATACTGAGCGTGGCCGTCAAACAGAGTTTCAGATTTTGAAGTTCTCGCGAAAGTCGAACAAGTTCATACATGACGATATTCCTGATGCTATTATGAAGGCTGATACAGCGCTGAAGGCTATTAGCAAAGGGAAGAAAAAGCGAAATAAAGACTTGCCAATCGTTGGGTTTATCAAACCAGCTTACATTGTCCATAAGCGAAAAGATTGAGTGTGTTTTTTTAGTGTTGTTAAAATTAGTAGGAGTGCCTCTCGGGTTATCCGAGAGGCGCCGCTCCTACTAATTTTAACAAAGAGATTACTATGGCAAATCATATTGACAATAGTGCCGTATCGAACGGCAAACTCTACACGCTTCACGGCGTTGAGTGTGTAAAATGGGGCGCAAACTCGTTTAAGCACGAGAACTTTACAGCCGAGCAATTCGAGCAGTTAAGTGGCAATCCCGTATCGTTTATCGAAGAGTGGGCGTTGAACGGCTATCCGTTGCTTTGTAACGGTTGGCTGTTCCACCCTGTTGCTTCACACGTACAGGACGACGGGCAGGTGTATGCCGTTACGTTCGTTGTGAACAACGCAGTTGTGCCTGACCTCGGCAACACGACCTACGGTATGATGACTCTCTCGAATGAGAACGGCATCGTATCGTGCGATATTACTAACATCCGACAGGCATAAGGTATGGAACAGGTGGTTGCACTAACCCGAACCGAAGCCGAGGAGCGCGGTTGGGAGTTCTTTGTAGAACAGGTATGAGACGGTGGTATTTCTACATAGCAGTTTTGCTTGCATTATTCTCATGTACTAAAACAGTCTACATTCCCGTTGAGAGAAAGACGGAGGTTTTAGTAGAGAGACGCGACACTATCGTTCATACAAAGATTGAGAGAGAAGTCGTCGAGGTGGTAACACCCGATACGGTAGCCGTAGCACAGACACGCTACGCAGAGGCGAGAGCCGAGGTGTCTCGTGGTCGATTAACGCTTGGGCTACGTAGCAAAGACGACAGCATTAAAGTCGCTACACGAGTTATTTACAAGACCGTACGCGACAGCATACCTTACCCGATAGAAGTGATTAAAGAGAAGAAAGTAAGGTATGTATCGTGGTTTGACAAAATGGTAAGGTGGGTCGGTGGTATATCTTTTTTAATCATCGTTCTCGCCGTAGCGTATAAGATATTGAAATGGAGACTTGGGTTGCGATAGTAAGCCTCATTTTTAATCTGCTTCTCGGTGGTGGCGTTGTTACGACTTTCCTTCTTTATAGGAAGCAGAGCGTACGCATCAAGAATGCCGAAGCGTTTTCCGCAGAAGTGGCGGTTTTACGCGCAGAAGTAGAGGAGTTACGAAAATCATTAGACTTCGAGCGTAGGCAACGCGAGGAAGATAAGAAAATCATAGCAAGAGTAGAAGCGTTAAATTCATCGCTTTACCTCGATAAGAACGGATTGGAGATAAAAAATGCCCTTTATAAAAAGGCTATGAATCGTGCGTATGAGTGTACGTTTTGCGGAGATAGCAGTAAATGCCCCGTTCTTATACAACGAAAGCATAACGACGACAATGAATTAAAGTCGTTGATAAAAGGTAAAAACTAATATGTTTAGAGTAACCGTACAAAAAACCGTAGTTGATTCTGCAGGCGACGAAATACTTTACACGTACGCGGCAACAGGAGATACAGAGGAGCAAGCAACGCAAACTGCCTGCCTCTATGCCTCTATGATAGAGTACGGTTTAGACGCACAACGCTGGATGCCTAGTGAAATGGCATTTCCTCGTGAGCAACTTTACCAATTTATCCAACCCGCACAGTTGGATATTTTGGAGCAGATGTACCCTGATGCTGTACCTAGCGCATACCAAAATGCACTTGCATATATACAATCATATATAGGTGCGATGTTCGATGTAGAGAGCATCTTAGCGTCTGAAAGCACGACGTCTACAGCCATGACTTTACGCTTGGCTTTAGCGATACAGACTGCTATTTTTCTTCTCGCATCATCACCACAGTACTCAGAGACAATTGAAATACATAATAAACAGCTACACACATTGCTACGTGGGCTAAAGAGTGGCAGTCGTAACTTTGGTAAATCTGCGGAGATTGCAGACCCGAATGTACGAGTAGCGATAGTAAATCTGGCAAAAACAGGAGCAAAACCGTAAATTATGGCATTCAAAAACCCGTATAATATACTCAACTATGAGGGCGTGACGGGCGCACCAGTACGTGCGTTGCCTCAAAATTTCGCGTTTTCCCTCAATATGGAGACCTGGTGGAGCGCGGTTATTCGCGCTCGCGAGCACTCTGATTTTACAGGCCTTGACGCGTTATACTCTTACATTATGAAGAGTAGCACGATAGTAAGGTCCGCTATTGACAAGCGCCTTCGCCCATTACGAGCACGAACATTCGGAGTGTACATCAATGGTAAAGAGGATGAGCGACTTACAAAGGTCTTGAAAGACTCATCTTTCGTACGAGAGCTGATTTATCAGCGAGGCATGGCAAACTTCACGTTCGCACGTGTAGTAGGCGTAGATAAGAATGGTGATACTTTCACTTATCCCCTCCGTAACCTTGATATTGTAAATAAGGCTGTACGAAAGCAGACTTACAATATTGAGGACATATTTTACGTGAAGAACCACGTTAATCTCTTCTGGATGCAAACTAAAGCATCATCAGAGGATATGCTTGGCCTCCTTGAGCCAGTTGCGCGTGATGTTATAAATATGTTCAACGCGCAGAATGATTGGCAGACTGCTTCGCAGTTCAATGCTTATCAGCAAATGGTAATGTACTACGAGGACGGTGACGAGAAAATGCTAGACGCGGCTCGTCAGGCCGCAGCACAGGTGGGCCTTGGCACAGTAATTGTATCTGGTAAGACCACTGATGAGGTGTCAGGCAAGGTACAAAAGAACCTTGAGCTTGAAAACGTCTATGGTAGTGCAACAGCTGATACATTTCGCACCTTCAAAGAGAATATTGAGCAGCTACGTGCATCAATTATGCAGCTAATTCTTGGCTCATCCCTTCTGGGTATGAGTGACAAGAATACTAATTCAGAACGATTGGTGCGTGCGCACTTAAAGTTGTTCCGCGATATTACAGAGGCAGATGCACTTGATGTACAGGATTGGTTTAACAAGGACGAAGTCAAAAAGAAGCTAGCGTATCTCTTAAACGAGCCACTGCTTGCTACTTGTACATTTAGAGTTAAGCCTCAGAATTATATAGATATCGGTGACGTTGATGTCTATACTAAAATGTTCAAAGAGCTAGGTCTTTCACCAACAGAAGACTTTATCGAGAAGGTGGGCCTTAGTACAGATGATGTAGTAGGTTATGGCGAAAACACTACAAACCTTGGTGAAGGAAGTAAAGGAGCTAAAAAAGTACAGCGAAAAGGAGATGCCGCAAGAGGTGTCAAAGCTATGGCTGAGAAGCTCACAAAACGCCTTTTTAACCGAAAAGGACCCGAGGACGGGTCGTAAATGGGCCCCACGTAAAGGAAAGGTCTTTGGTAAAGGCTTTATGAAGGCTGGAGTTATCGAGCCATACTTGGGGTATAAAAAACTCCATAGAACCGGTAGGCTGTTTCGGAGTATCAAGGTGAAAGCCCTCGCAAAGTCTGTACGCTTATATAGCACAGCTCCTTATGCAGAAGAGCATGAGTATGGCTTGAGGTCAGGTAAAGCAACGATACCAAGCAGGTACCTTGTAGGAGGTGCGAAAGGGGCAGCAGTTGGAGGTAAGTTACATGCTCGTCCGTTTATGAGACCTAGTAAAGTGATACTACGGGCCCCTATTAAACTTTTAACAAAACGTATGGATAAATACGGCTGGAAACAATGGTAGGATATGTATCAGAAGCAGTGGCAGAGGCGATTCGAAGTTGGCCAGCCCTTAAGAAATATAATGTAGTACCTATACGTGCGACTGAGGGGGACTCGGTTACAGTAAATACCCCTTTACCTGCTATTGCTATACACGTGATGGGTGATGAGGGAGAGGGTAACACATTTTTTGGGGGTGGTATACGCCAATACTTCGAGCTACAGCTTTATTGCTTACTCCCAGCACCGAACTATACGTTTACCTTTGATAGAAGTGCACAGGCAGATATGCTAGACCTCTCAGATGAGGCTATTCGTTGCTTAGAGCGAACAGATAAACTAGATAGGCTGAAGATTAAGCACGACCTCAACCTTCAGTTTGACAGGATGGAAACAGACACGACCTATGCGACTACCGGAGCTAATACAGTTACGATAGATGTACACAAAGTAATATACAAAGGTTCGGTTGAGTTTGACCCGTATAACGATAAAGAAAAACGTCCAACTACTGACGTAACTTTGGAAAAAGTAGAAATAGAAACAAAAGATTAACTATGAGAGTAACGAAGAACAAGCAAATGCTTACCACGGGAACCGTGGATGCAAATCGCAATCAAATCTCGCCCGACGTTATAGATTGGGCGGAGTTTGATAAGAACCCTGTACTACTCTACAACGTGGAGACCGAGGGACACGGCGGCGTAGTTGTCGGTAAGGTTACTGACAGAGAGCGCGTCGGCGACGGTTTCGCGGGACGACTTGTCTTCTTGGACAACGTAGCGGCCGCAGACACAGCGTGGGAGAAGTACTCGCAGGGTTTCCTACCGTTCGTATCGGTAGGCGGTTGGGGCGCGGGACACTACGACGAGGAGAGCGACGTATTCGTCGTTGAGCAGTACCTTATTAAAGAGGTATCACTCGTAAAACTCCCTGCTAACATCGAGGCTCGCACAATCGAGACAAAGAGTGTTGCCGCTTCCGACCAATGGTTTATGGAGGGACGCGAGGAGGTAGGACAGGAGGTACGTTACCTCGAAATGTCCGCCGAGGGTGTCATCGAGGCGAGCGCGGATAACGAGCCAACTAACGAACCTGCGGCTGACCCGATTAACGCAAGCGTAAACAACGAGCCAACTAACGAACCTGCGGCTGACCCGATTAACGCAAGCGTAAACAACGAGCCAACTAACGAGCCTGTTACTGACCCGATTAACGCAAGCGTAAACAACGAGCCAACTAACGAGCCTGTTACTGACCCGATTAACGCGAGCGTAAACAACGAGCCAACTAACGAGCCTGTTACTGACCCGATTAACGCGAGCGTAAACAACGAGCCAACACAGATTAAAGCAAGCGAACGCCAACCAATGCCTGCGGGTATGACGTGGCACGAACATAGTCAAATTAACAAAACAAATCCCATTATGATTAACAAATCTTTTCAGGAGTTGAACTGCGACGCAGAGTTTCAAAAGCGTATGCAGGTATTGAACTCGGCGTTCCGCACAAACGCGCCGAGCGCAGACAACACAGCGGAGAACGTTGAGACCGTTAAGATTCTCGCATCGGCAATGTTGCAGGACGAGAAAATGGTTATCATCGCATCGGCTACAAACTTTACCAACGGTGTAACACGCGAGCGTAAGAACGGCTTGCAGTTCCTCGTTGAGTGTGCGGCGGGTAACGCGGCGGCAGCAACTTTGGCGGCGGCTGACCTCGGTATTATCAAGTGGCTCTCGTTGTTCTACGAGAAGTTGCTCCCTAACAATACCTTTATGCGTTCGTTGCGCTTCGTGCCAATGTCCGACCGTGAGGGCGCAATCTACGTAGAGAGCGGTATCAACCCTGCTACCTACATCGGTGCTACCACACCTGTAAACGCACCTAACTACACTTACGACGATATTAAGCGTACTATCGCTCGTCAGGTGTTCTCGATTCAGCCTGTTACTTTCCAAAACGCAGATATGGCGATTTTGGCATACGACAAGCAGTCGATTGGTTGGCGTACCGCTATGGACAGCTTGATGTCGGACGTTTGCACCTACATCTTGCAGGTTGCGGCTAACACTCCAAACATCACAAAGGTAGGTACAAGCGGAGAGGTATTCTCGTCGCAGGGTAAGTTCGCAAAGGTTGCGCCTAACTCGAACGTGGATATCAAGGGTATCACTGCACAGGACTTGATTGAGGTAGAGGGCGGATTCTTGGAGCAAAACTACTTCCTCAACGACCGTATGGTTGAGACCGTACTTCCTCCATTCTTGTTCTCGAAGCTCGCGGGTTCGGCAGAGTTCATTACTAACTTGACCCGTGATTTGGACGGTACAGTACGTAACGAGTTGCGTTTTATGGGCAACCGTATCACTCCACGTAGCCTTGTTGCCGCAGTTGATACTGCTAACGGCAACGTAGTACTCGACGAATCGCTTTACGCTGACAAGAAAGTTCAGGCTGACGGTAGCTTGCAGGACATCACGCCTGCCGTAACAGGTGCAACTCACGTAGGCGCAGGTCTCGCGTTCGTAGAGAACGAGATTATCGCGGGTATCGGTACTATCGACGTAATCGTAATGCCTGACCCAAAGAACTACGGCGTAACAATGTCGGGTTGGATGTCTGCGGGTGCAACCGTAGCACGTCAGGACGGCAAGGGTGTAGCACTTATCGTACCAACCGTAGAGTAAATAACCGACGGAGCGTTGCTTAACGGTAACGCTCCGTTCAAAACAAACGAACAATATGAAAGCTAAATTTAGTAAACAAACTATCCTCGGAATCGTTATTGAGGTACGTCGCTACGGCGAGTTGTACGTCGCAACGGACGGTTCTATGTTCCGTACCGCAGAGAGTGCTGACAGCACGTTGCGTACAAAGAATATGATTATCAGCGAGCCTGACAACTACCTCGGTGTAGTAAAACTCACAAAGGAAATGGTATCGGACGCTCGTTTGGCTGTGTTTGCAAAGGACACTACCGAGTTTGACAAGTTGTTTGAGGGGGCTAAAATTCCACGCATCCGCGAGGATAAGGACGCTCCGACACGTAAGTATGCTACTAAGCAGTTTACTGACCCGTCGGAGGTTTCTAAACTCGAAGCGTTGCTCGGTATGAACGACGACCCGAAGAACCCGTCGGAGAACGGCGACGAGCCGAAAAACGAGGATAGAGAGTAACATTGTTTAACGGGCACGTTAAACGTGCCCTCTAAACTTACAAAACAATGGCAAAAACAGGAATTAAAATAACAACAGTCGATACAGTTTTAGGTGCATCAAACGATGTTAATAAGACGTCTGCGCTTATTTTTGATAGACGCTGTGTAACACCACAGGGAACAAGATTTAAGCAGGATGTTTTATATAAACTTACGTCCGTGCAAGGCCTTGAAGCCCTCGGTGTTACCAAAGAAAACAACCCTATCGTATACGAACAGGTTAGCGACTTCTACAACCCGTCACAGTTCATTGATAATACAGGTACGGTTCTGTGGATAGGTTTTGTATTGGAGGCGGATATGTGGGACGAGGGGGGAGCGAGCGATTCGGTTTATCCGAGCGACCTTATTGTGCAAAGTACAGCAGTCTCGTTTGACGAGCGCCCTCGACAGGTTGGTTTTGTAATCAGCTACAATTTTGACGGAGACGCTGTGTGTGAAGACCCTGATTACGTAAGTTATATCGTACAGCGCGAACTGGCTAAGCTATCGAATAGCTACGATATTCGTGCTGTCGGTGTAGTCAATTATGTTTGTATTATCAGAGAGCTTGAAGACGACAGCACAAACTTTCTTTTACAATATCCCCATGCTGTCACCAAGGAGGGTGGTTACCCGTTTGTAGCTGTCTCGATAGCAGGTAAGAATTACCTCTCGACGAAGGTAGAAGGCAACAATGTTGTCGAGCCGACTATTGGCCTAACGTTAGGCTTTTTGTCATCCGTATCAGTTGGAACGTCAATCGGAGACGGTGGCCTCCCTGCTATGACAACCCCTCTATACCTGTATATTTTCACTGCGGGGGAGGGTAGTTCATACCCACATTGTTTGGCGTGTTCCTCACTCTCGAAAACAGTTTGTGATAGCTTGGGCGAGAAGCAGTACTTATTCGCACGTACTCGACCACCTCGCAACGGTTTGTGGTGGAACGACGGTGCAACCGTGAACGACTCTGACAATGCGTTGAGTACTCTCGAAGCTGCACGTACAATCTGCTCAATGGCAGACGATTTGCAGTCGTTCTTTGTACCGTACATCAACTCACGTGTACCTGTAACAAGCACAGGCGATATTCAGCCCACGTATAAGCAGGTTGTTCTCGACAATGCGCGTGCCGCGGTGGTACAGAAGTACATCGAGAGCGGCGATATTTCGGACGCACGTATCAACCTCGTTGCGAAAGACAACGATATGATTGGTACACGTACTTGGGAAGTAACGTTGTCTATCCTCCCTGCACCAACGCTTCGTTGGATAGACGGCTATGTGTTCTACGTTAAAAGCCTTTAATAGTCTATGTCACAGAATGTAATTACAGCAAGAGACTTCGATTTGTATATCAACTTTGATGCAATCGGAGTAGCGCTAAAGGTTGAGACTGGCTCTAACTTTAGCGCAGATATCACAGGCCAGACAGATGATATTGGGGCTTTCTCAACGGATGAGCCTATCGCAACTGATAATGGTGGTACCTCATATGAGCTCAGCTTTTCATTACAACAGGCGGAGGCCCAGCGAATTAAGGACGCGCTAGCTGCCAAAACCTCTGGCACAGGTGCTATTGTGCACATCCGCCAGATTGTTGAGGGCGCAACTATCACTGCCGTATGGCATAAGCGACGCGACGTCCCTGCGACTTCGACCATTGAAACCTATACAGCTTGTACGGGTGTATCAGAAGCCGATTCAGTAGAGCGACGTTCAACTGAAACCCTGAAGACGTGGACTTTCCGCGCTCGTGGTATGTCTCGTGTGACGGTTATTTCATAGTGTTCGTAAACAGCCCGGTTAAGCCTGATAAGTTTAGCCGGGTACTAAATAAGTCTTAAAAAGCAGGAATATGAAAACAGTAGAGTTGGTAAGTCTTGAGCTTAAAAATGTCCTTATGAGTGACGGCTCGCAGAAAAATGTAACAGTACAAATCGTGCCGTTCAATCGCAGAAACGATGACCATGTTGACTTTGCATTCGCATATGTCGATATGCTTGGCCGAGTGCCATCACCATTCAGCACAATAACCGATGCAGCAGTTCGTGCTGTAGAGCTTTTTGTTGCCCATAAAGAAGAGGAGTCGAGAGATATTAACTCCGAGTTCTATGCGGTAGCCCATGATAAGCGCGCAGCGCGTATCGTACTTAATGAGCCTAGCCTTCAAGCGAGTCTCGGAGCTTTTTTCGAGAACGCCTAACATATCCTCAACAGGATATCGAGGGCATTCCGGACGATAAACAAGAGCTCGCAAAGGGCCTTGTGCACACGCACAAAGTCCTTAAACGAGCCCAGCAAGAGGACCCATACTTTTTACGTAAGGCATTTATCTCTCATTACTTAAACATACCCTTTCATACTGTTAATGACCCGGATATGTACCCGCATACTCTTATAGAAGAGCTTTTTGCGGCTTCAATTTATTTAATAAGGAACTTCGAGTTATCTCCGTATAGTAGTGATAACTTGGAAGAAGTTATAGAAAAGAAAGTACGCGATGGCAAACTATAGAGTGACCATACAAATTGTCGGTAATACCTCGAAGGCTCTTAGCCGAATGATTAGAGATATTGGTAGGGTCGATAAGGGTATTACGGGTGTTATCTCTAAATTTGGGACTTGGGGCAGGGCGATAGGTACGGTAGCGTCTGGCCTCGGAGGCTTAGCGCGCCTTAGCCTTAAAGCTCGTGGGGCCTTTATGTTCGGTGGTGGAAGGCTCCTTACGTTCGGAGCAAATACTCTTGCCTCAGCTCAAATGAGCGAAGGTATTCGGCTCTTGCAGCGCCGACAGCAGGCGCGAATAGGCTTTGGGGCTCAGTATGAGAAAGCTCAGCGCCGAGCCGACCTTCTCGCTATGTCGTATGGTCTTAATCCATCTGATGTAGTAGCAAGCATGAATGTGCTTACTAGCCTTCGCGTCGGTAAGTCTAAGCTTAATCTTGGACAGGCTGAGCGCTTAACTCAGGCTGGTGGCCTCATCGCACAGCAAGCAGGTCTGCCATTTGAGACCGTTATGGTCAACTTGCAACAGATGCTTGCTCAGTCAGGTAAAGTCGCGCGAGACGTACGACAGCTTCTTACACATGCTCCAATCATAGGTCGTTATGCTACACAGCTCATGGAGGAGCGCGGTATAAAAGGTATGACACATGTAGAGTACCTTAATGACAAAAGTGTACTTTTCGATGTGCTGCAGCGCTATATAGATGAGAATCCATCAATTGGAGCTATGCGAGGCCAAGGTATTGTGCGTATGGCCCAGACAGAGTTCTATTCGAACCTTGCTACCAATCCAAAATGGCTAGAGGTTGCGAATAAATACTCAGGCATGCTCAAAGAGATAGGTAACGCCGCGTACGAATTGGTAACAGCGTTTACTGATTCTACTACTATAAACGCTTCTATACGAGCATTTATAGCCCTACTCAAGGATATTCCGGGAGCGATAGATAAGGTAGCAGCTAAGTTCGACGAATGGATTGGCCCACTCGCTCGCTTCTTCGGTTTGGACTGGGGCGGGTATAAAGAGCAGGGCTTTATTGAGGCAGAGCGAGAGAAGGCTATTAAAGGGCATGTTGCAGCTAACTTAGACCAATATAGAGCTTATGGTTTACGTGAGCTCGGAAAATCAAAAGCTACCGACGCTGAGATTATTACTGCAGTAGTTGAGGGCCTACGCCGGGAGTCTCCTGATTTTTCAAAATTCGTAAATGAACATCTCTATAACCCATCTGCTACTGAGATATATGAGATGGGTACTTCCGCAGTACCCGAAAGGTCTAAGACTATACTTCAAACAACTCCTCTTACACTAGCTGAGCAAAAGGCTTTGTATAATGGTGATTATACGTTTAGCTCGGTTGTGACCTCCAGGACAGGCGGTACACTTAATAGAGGTGCTATTTCTCAATATATTGCCCGTCCTACAGAAGAGGTGCCTCCACCACTAACCGGGGTAGACGTGCAGGGAGCTACAGGGCTAACCGGCGAGACGATAGGTGGGTATGCGAGGGACCGTAAAGCTCTTGTAATTAACTTTAATGCCCCTATCGTTGAGTGGGACAGCACTATTAACGCTGAAGACCCGCAAGATGTGGTAAATACAGTTAGCGAGACAATTGAGGGAGCTACCTCACGAGCTATACAAATTGCTCTTCTGGGAGCAACTGGTAAAATGGGAACACGATTCTAAGCTATGAGTAATAACCATATAGACAAGCACGTATATTCACAGATACCTAGCAATGTAAAAGCAGGGTATGGAGCCACGCAACGATGGGGTGAACAGGTCTCGACGGGTATTGGAGACACCGCACAGCTAGCGACTAATGCGACTGTATTAGCTCTTAGCGCGGCGTGGATTGGCATAGGTACAGTAAAACCCGCCCGTACAGCAGGCCATAAGGGCGTCCTTGAAAAAGTTACACCTACTACACCTAATGGGCTAGGGGTACAAGCAGACTCTGGGGCTAGAGCTATAGAAGAGAAGCGATACGATTATAAGTATCTTTTTTCGCTGCGCCTTGGCGATTACTTCATGCCATTATCACAGACCTTTAATTTGAGGGCAAAGAAGAGGCTGAATGTTTGTTCACTTGTAGACGGTATAGATATTATACAGCAAACAAGGCACGAGGCTAAGACTATAGATTGCTCGTTACGTCTTACGCTCCGCGAGAATCAGCCGAGCCTTGAGATTGTCTCGAATTCGAATAGAATTTCAGGCCCTGTGTATAAAAGCCCTTCAGAGTATATAACAGAAGCTGAAAAAGCTACGTCGTTTATTGCTACGCCTAGTGGCCCTTCTACTGAAGTTTCTACTGACTTAGTACGCTCGCTGCTTACTTTAAGTCAATTCTTGCAAGAGCTGTATGAAACAGATGCAGTCTTTAAGATTGAAAATAAAACAATAAATGAGGTATTTGGGGTTGAGTATGCTATCATTAGTGAGTACGACTTCAAACCACAGACAAGTAGAGGCACGTTCCAGTTTGACTTTACGCTTACAGAAGTTATAATTAGTGACAACATTCTTACGTTTGATAAACGAGAAATTGGAGGATAAATGAGCAGAACGTCTAATATCGTTATTTGTAAAAATAGGGTCGTTATAGAGGGTGAAGATGTAGGGCAGTTCGAGTCTTTTACAGTAACGTCTAGACGTCAGACTCTTGGGGCTACCGCCACTCTTACCTTACCCTTATATGCCATAGGCCTCGACAAGCCGTTTACCTCTCAGTCGTCAACTACGTCTAGAGGTAGGGCTACACGTCGAGTACGTAGCAAGACGGCATTTGCTAATATAAAGGTCAGCGCAAAGGTAGATGTCTATTGTTGGTATGAGAGCCCGCAGTTCGGCGAAAAGCTAAAAGTATTCGATGAGGTGCATGTTTTTAGTGGCTTCATTGAGCATATTGCTGAGGGCTTTCCTACTAAATTCTACCTTAGAGATGGCTCGTTCGTATTGAGGTTTGGAGAGGCTAAGGGCTGGGGCGAGAGTGCAACGCTTAGTAAGATTCTAAACGATTGCATAAATATAGCGGTGCCTGCTTTTAACGAGGAACGAAAAGCTAAAGGTCTTCCGCCGATTAGTGGCCTCACATACAAAGCTGATTATAAAGGACTGCAAGCTGAAACAAGTCCTCTTGGCTTTACGAACTTCGCGGCCGGACGCGCACCATTTGAGGTCGTGCAGTATCTTATGCAGAGTCTGTATATGTACGGGGGAGTAGATAATGACTTCAACCTGTTTTTCGGGTACAGGGGTACTGATACCACAAGCCCTATTTTGAAGCTCGATACACAACATAATGTTATTTCTCGTGATATCGTACCTGTAGATAGCCGTTTTGTTGACTATGACGTCAAAGTTACAACTACAATAAATGGTAAGAAATATACGGCTACTGGAGGCTTAAAAACCTCAAAAACTGCAAACCAAAAAAGTGCGTTTGACAAAAAGACCGGTGAGCCAGTACGAGTATATGCAACAGGGCTAAAAACACAAGAAGAGGTACAGACTTTTGCGGATAGACTGCTTAACAGTATAAAAGAAGATAAGAATAAGGGCTCACTCACCTTGCTTTTATACCCTAAAGTTGAGCTGCTTGACTCTATACGATTTGATGATACAGTATTTGATATATATGATGCACAGTATTATGTGACTGGGTATACCTTTTCGGCTAACGAGCAAGGATATTACCAGAAGCTAGAAATTGTGGATAAGGTATTTGCATTGTAATGAAGCTAGACGAGAAACGCTTAAAGCAAATAGGTGAGCAGTTCGGAGCACAGCTTACCAATGTGATAGGTAATGCTATGCTGCATAGCGTTGAGGTAGGCAAGGTTGAGGAAACTTATGCAGAAGTGTATGAGTTCGAGGGCGACGCGCCTATTCGCGTTCCACTCCTCGCTCTTAACGCTGGTACTGCAATGCTAAAGGTCCTCCCAAAAGAAGGCTCAACAGCGCTTATCTTATATGCAAATGGGCGTGTAGAAAAGCCAGTCTTCGTCGGCTTTACCGAGGTTGAGGAGATTAACGTCGTGGTCGGTGAATCGTCGGTACAGATAACAAACGATGTTATCAAGTTTAACGGAGGCGATATAGGTATGGTCTTCGCTGACAAACTGACTGACCGATTGAACAAATTACAAGGCGAAATAGAACAGATACAGGCCGCTATATCGAGCCATACACATCCATACGTGCTTGCTACGGGTAACCCCGCTACAACATCTCCACCTACGTATTCAAAAGTTCCTGTAAGCCAATTCGACGCTTCGGAGTATGCTAACGACAAAATTACGCAATAATGAACGGACTTAAATTCGATTTCGAGAAAGGCGATATAACGATAAATAGTTCGGGTGCTTTCGATACCGCAACGATTGACAACCAAAACGTCGCGTTGATAGCCGTATCGCAAGTATGCCGACTGACACGCCCCGAATTTGGGGCGCAAATCGGCTCTCGAATGGTCAATAAACAGTATTCGAGCGTCGGCTCGATTCTCGCGGACGCAAAGCGTCAGGCTGAGAACGACGGGGCGAAGAACGTTAAGATTAGCTTTACGCAAGATAACCGACTAATTTTCGTAGGCAATTATGAGGATTAACAACGTAACAACAATCGTAGATTTATCGTTTAACCTATCAGGCTCGCTTGCGGGTATTCCTGTGATACTACCCCAACTGCCCGTAGGCGAGAGGGTAGGCTTTGCGACGCTACCCGAATTGTGGGAAGACGTTTCCGACATAGGCCAAACGTGGACACCCGACTTGGACGGCGTAGAAGTGGATATAGCGGTTGAGGCCTATAACCCAACGGCGATACAAAAAGCACCGTACTCGTCCGATATGGGGTGTATCGACGTTGCGGCGGAGTGGGGTAACGCGCTTTTGATAACTTTAATATAACCATATATGGAGATTACAGTAAAACGATTCAAACTTACCAAACGCTGTACGATTGGCAATATGCTAATCGACGGTAAGTTCTTCTGCCATACGCTTGAAGACAAGGTAAGGAAGTTGCCCGACGAAGCGAAAGTTTGGGGCAAGACAGCGATACCTGCGGGTACGTATAAAGTAGAAATGTACGATTCGCCTCGTTTTAAGCGTCGTCTCCCTCTGTTAAAAGACGTACCTTACTTTACAGGTATTCTTATCCACAGAGGTAATACTGTAGAGGACACCGTAGGTTGCATCCTCGTCGGAGAGGCTAACGGCGAACAGGTGTGGAACAGCACCAAGTACGAACAGGAGTTGTGCGCACAAATCGACGCGGCGGTGGTTCGTGGAGAGGAAATAACAATAACAATCACACAGTAATATGGGAGCAGTAGATAAAATTAAAGAGGCCTTACGCACGGCACTCCCTACGCTTGCGGTAAGCAACGGCTCGATTGAGCAGAAAATCATCGACGTTGTAGGAACGTACGCGGATAGCGAGGCTATTGAGCGCGAGAATACCTTAACGACGATACGTACAGCTCTCGCTGACCAAAAGATTACAAACATCGAGTACTACCGTCGTAAGGCTGTCGAATTTCAGGTCGATACGCCAATCGATGAAGCGACTATGCTCGACCCCGTAAATTTTGGGCTACGCTACACAACAATTGACCCCGCTAAACAGATTGTCAAACAGGCTTGTATTGTAGGCGACTTCCCTAACTACGTGATGCGTGTTAATAAGTTCGACGAGACGACACAACGATTAGCTAAACTCACAGAGGGTTTAGACGGGGAGGCAAGTAATGAGTTGGATGCGTTTATAACGTATTTTGCGTATTTCCAACCTCTCGGCCTGAAAATAGATGTGCAAACAACAAACCCTGCTATAATTACAGACCCGAACTTGGTAGTCTACATAGCGGGGGGCTATGACAGTGTCACTATTGCGAACGAGATTAACGCTCTTTTCGTAGAGAAGCAAAAAGAGTTACGTAAAACAAACAAGGTTACTATATCCGAACTCGTTGATACTATTCAAAGTATAGCGGGCGTACGTGCGGTAGGTTTTAGCCGTAGCCTATCTGCAACAGATACCAATCTGCAAAATGCAGAGGTTACGATTCTTCCCGAAGCAGGTATCTTCAATCTGTTCACTAACGCATTTGTGTTCGGTAAGTCGTATGACGGTGCAACCGTTGAACCGATAACTGCTGATATGATTAAAGTGTTGCAGTAATGTTTCGATATATAAATATGCCTAAACTCGTCGCAACGTATTTGCGCGAGTTTAGCTGCGGCGCAGAGGGCAAACCGTCGGCACTTTACAAATTTATATTTTGCCTATGCCTACCGTTCGTCTCTGCGACGTTCCGACGAGCAAGACTTAACGCCCTTGCTATCGCTGAATGTACCAATAGCGGAGAGCAGATAAAACGTGTGCTTAAAGCAATAATAGGTGCAGAAATTGAGTATGTTGGGGGTGTTACCGACTACGAGGTAAGTTACGGAGTACCCGATGACGGGGAGGAGGCTATGGTAAGTTACGGAGTACCCGATGACGGAAAGGAGGTCGAAGTTCCGTACGGAGACCCTACAAACGTAGTCATAGCGACAGTAACGTTAAACGACGCATCCCGTGCTGACGTAGAAGCGTACCTTTCGCTCCTTGTTCCGTTTTATATTAAGTTAGTAATCACAAATTGGATATAATTATGGCTTTCTTACAAATCAACAATCCTGACGGTACGTCAGGTGTTAAACGTCCGTTCCGCTTAGTAGATTTACAGGATGTATGGAACGGTATTAAATCGCTTTTCCGCGCATTGTCAGGTCAGGACTTCCGTATTATTAGCGGTTTTGATTTAGAGGACGGTGTTTACACGTCGGGTACAGTATGGTATGACGGAGAGTTATACGAGTATGATAAAGATACGTACCCTATAACCCCCGATACTGCAATAGTAAGTTTCGGAAGCGTTCCACAAGAGAATAGAGTATGGCAAGGGCTCACTATCCGTCCGTTTGCTTCACGTTTTATTTGCGGTGGCGACGGTTATTCAGGTACGGAAAGCTTTACTAAACAAGAGTTTGTAGAGAATATAGAGAGGTTTAAGTCGTATCTTGGCGACGGAAGTATAGCAACAAGTAAACTTGCAGACAGTAGCGTAACCTTATCAAAGCTGTCGGGAAATGCAAAATCGTTGCAAGAGCCGTCAGGTTCTGAGTCCTTAACTGAGAGCAGTATTAGTATTGTGAGCTTATTTGATAGTGAGTTCAGGCTTCCACTAATTCTAATTAGTAACAGCTCGCCCAATATTATTGAGCTAGGTATTACTGCAACCCCTGTCTCTCCTCTTATTATTCTATTAGAGGTATTATCATCACGTAGTACTGTATGCTCAATAGATTGTGTGAGTACGAGAGGTTCGAGGGGTACTATTTCGATTCCTGCTAAACTTACTTCACCTGATATGCCGTCTTCTACGTTTATACTCTTTGCTAAACGTGGTGGCGAGTATATACCAATAAGTGTTTATACAGCTAAATACGATTAAACACGAAACGCCGTAACGTCGATTAGACGTTACGGCGTTTCGTGTTAATAGCCTAAAATACGTAAAAATCTATGCTTTTCTCGTAACTCTTCTTTGCTGTATTTATTCCCCGAATAAAAGTATTCTTCGCCAATACGCCAATAGGTATCAGGGTATCGCTTATTCGGAATAAAGAGCATAAATGAGAAAGGTATGTACCGAGGGTTCTCGTCGCACTCGTGAAACAGTGCTTCGCTCTCAAAACATATATCCTTATACGCCGTAGCATATGGAGGTAGGAGCAGTTCCGCAAGCCAACATAAGACGTATATACCTAACGGCATAGCAATAGGGAGAACCCACACCCACGCGGCGTTCGGAACGTCGGCAAGCCATAGCGCAAAATGTGCGGTAGCCGCACATACTATACCGAGTACGAACAGGCATAGCTGTTGCCATACGTGCCACGTCTCGTGTCGCTCCTCTCTTGGAGTAAGAGTTCGTTTGACCCAATCGCCTCGAAGATTCTGTTCTTTACGTATAATAACGAAGAACAAAATCGTCATCGCTGTAAAACCCTCAAAGGGCAAAAACCTGCTATGCAGGTAAATAGGTTTGATTTTCATACTTTAATTATTTAATCGTTATACCTAAACTCAATTAACCAATACAGCCAACCGATAAGGAGGCCGTTCGGCGTGTCCGAGCCACGCTCATACCCGTAATACACCTCGATACACGGTAGAATCTGTATGCACTTCCCGTTCTTTTGAAAGTAGTTGTGGCATACTACGCAAATATGTTCGCTAAACCAAACGATTGTAAGAGCCACGCAGAACAGGAAAATCGCTCCTGCAATAAAACTACATACTGCCATATCTTACTCCTCTTTACGACAAAAGTCAAACTTAACTCCTCCCGTTAGCCAACCGATGAAAAACCCATTAGCGTAAGTAGGGTCGTAACGTTTAAACCAAAAGTTGAGACTTGGTAAAAACTGAATACAAGCACCGTCTTTCTCGGTCTCTTTTGCCTAACTAACAAATGCTACTACTACGCGATACTCGCGAAAGAATCTTTTAATTGCTTTGATAATTTCCATAATACTTTAATTTTATTGGTTAGACTTCTCTTTTACAATTAACGCCGCAACGCGCGACCCCGCAACGTCGAATAGTCGTTTCAGCCAACGACGCTCCGTACTCGACAGGTCTTTACACACTTTTAAGTAAATACATTTCGCCATTGCGACTATATCGTCGGAATGTTGCATATCAAGAATGTAGCCTTTCTCCGCAAGCGTATTAAACGGACTTCGATTAGGTTTGATACCGCCTCGGCGTAGCGTCGAGTGCATCTTGTCGATAGTCATAACGATATTGCTTACCTCCTGCGCGAACTGCGGGTGGCTAATAACCTCGCCGAGAGTAGGTACGTACTTCTCGCCTACCTCGACTGATTTGTTGAGTGATTGCTCAATTCGCGCGAGGTTTTCACGCACTAATGTTTCGTCTAGCATCATACTTCTACACATTTAGGGTAAATATTGCTTTTTCTGGCTCACCGTTTAGCAGAGCACGAGTCGCGTCTACATTATTGGTGTATATATGTACGTTGCCATACATCACAGTTAGCTTTTCCAATGGGGCCTCAATGAGGCAAGCAATTCGGAATAACTGGTAGAGGTCTGATGGCATACCGAGATTTGCATCTGCACTACGCTGATATGCCGTCATATGCAACTTGCCTGCTATTATCTGGAAGTGAATAAGGCTAAGGCAAGGCTGTTGGCTCGTCTCTACTCCTGTCTCTCCTAAGAATAGCACATGGTTTTTACTCGCCTCTTTCGACGTGCCAATTTGGCTATTTATCTTATCGATAAGGGCTGGAAGCTTTTGCATGTAGGTAGGGTAGGTATTTACGAGCTCCTCTCCACAGTATTCCCACCACGATATACCTTTTTTGAGGTAGGCTTCCGTTTTTGTCTCGCCTTTGAAATAGAGCTCAAGCTCATCTTTTAGCTTTTGGCGCGCGATTTTATGCTCGTCAAAAATTCGAGTGAGGTCAAATGGAGTAAGGGTAAGAACATAGTCGGTGAGAGCTAAGCTGCCACCCTTACCACCAAACTGCGACTTTCCATGCTTGAGGATGTCGCTGAGTGCTTGATAATACTTGTTTGCTTTCATACTTGTAAAAAATTAGTAGCTGTTTGTTCTTTCTTTTC